TAGAACTACGATGATGGTAATGCCCACTGAACACCATATCAAACCTTTTAAACAAATCTTTAGAAAGTCCTTCATGCGATTCCATCCCTCTATGCATTGCAAAACCAGCAATTTCCAAATGTCCCATACATAAGGTTGCTGATGTGTTGTTAATTTCGTCCATACTTTGTTGATAATTATCAGCACAAATCCATGGCAACATCAATACATCTGCTGACGTATCTTCATAGTTTAAATGAATCGTTTGTGGTGTATCAATAACAGTAATATTTTCATATTCACATAACAATAAGTCAGGTGAGTTTACATCATTTGTGTTTTTATAGTAAGTATCATGATTGCCAGCAAGCATGTATACATTGATGTTACGAGCAGCAAGTTTATCAAAGAACATTTCTTTTGCTCTTTGAAGTGAATAGAAGTTCACATATTTGCGTCGATCAAAAGTATCACCAAGAATAAGAACAGTGCTAATACCAGCTGCGTCGATAGCAGGAAAGAAAGTATTGTCATAAAATTCCTGAAAGAAATCTAGAAATCCAACACTATCATTGCGTGCACCAAAATGTTGGTCTGTGATAATTGCTACTTTCATTAGCTGAAGTCCAAGTCTGCGTCAGGATATCCTTCGGGAATTTCTATTTGTCCTTGTTCGACAACTCTATCTCCAACTCTTTTTGCGAATTCATCCGCATCTTGTTTTGATCTATAAAATTTAGATAGAATAGCACTTTCCGCAGATGATTCTTGCGGACGAAATGTTACTTTATATAAGAATTTTGTTTCACTCATTACTGTCCTCTTCTAAAAATGTTTCAAGTGAATTTTTGGGTTTCTTTTTTGCTGCTTTCTTCACTGGCATATTATAATTGGCATCGTTATTGCTACGTAAATAATCCATCATCTGATTAGTATACTCACCACCTTCGTCTTGTTCTTGGAGTTCGAACATTTCGAATGGCATCTCCATAATCATTTTATTCTTGACGTATGTTTGTTTCTTTTCTTTTTGGATTTTTCGAATGAATGCATAGTAAATGATTTGAGTAAAGTAAGCGAATGGGTTACTTGACTTTGTGGGATCAAAATTGTGGATGTACTGTAAACAGTTCTCAACACCATCGAGAATCATATCTTCTCGGTATGTATAATTGATGAAGTTTGCTTTATACGATAAATGTGTGGCTATCTTTAATAGACACTCACCTATGTACTCAGGTACTCTTGGTTTATCTTCGCCAGCTGCTTCTGCTTCGATTACAGATTCTCTATACTTTTTAATTGCTACTAGAAAATCAGCATTGCTTACATAATGTGCTTTGGCTTTGGGTATTGCTTCGGTCATGATTCACTCCACTTACTATAATTATTCATTATACCTCATAATCAATAAATTGTCAAATTTATTTAATGTACTGTCTTATTTGGTGGTGTCCAAATGTGAGCATCAGAAACTGAAGTCTCTTCTTGAATTTCTTCCATTTTGTTTATAAGATTTTCGACACGTGTTTGTATGTCTTGTTTAAATTCATCTTGTTGATTCTCTTCTGGCGCAACCAATTCTTCTAAGTTATATGCCTTGAGCGCATCAACTTCTTCGTGTCTATTCAACATCTCAATATAATATGGAACAGCATGCTCAGACATTGGTTTGATGTATGTTAATTCGTGTTTCCAAAATGTAAAATGTTTGTCATCGCTGAATGGACAAAATACAGTTGTTGAGTGGATTTCGCGGAGAATATTTTTTGCTATCGGAACATGTTGTGTTCTGATTGAAAGTGGGAACAATACATTGATTGTATCATCTGTTTCTGATTCTACTATGCACAGGAAACTTTCTCCTGTGTTCATACGGATAACTCTAAAATCTGTCATAGGTCAATCTCTACAATCTTAGCTGAAAATTGTTCTTCTGAGTAAAGTTTAACTCTCTCCAAAAAATGATTTAATGTATGATTCTTCCAAGATTTATATGTTAAGTCATCAGCAATGTCATATAGATTACAATGTGTTTTGCCTTCATTAAGTCTTAGACCACGACCAATTGATTGTAGGTTACGTATCTTAGACTTACTTGGGCTTGCAAAAATAACATTCTCAATTGATGGCATGTTAATACCAGTAGAGAATGTACCATATGAAGCAAACACTAACATATTACTATTCTTAGTAGCTTTATATCTAATTGCCTCACGTTCTGTTACTTTTACATCACCATGAACAATGTGTACTTCTAAATCTTCAGAATCTTTACACATATCATAAAGCACTTTACCATGTTTGTCCACATACTGAAATAAGACAAGTGTATTTCCTTTTAGGGATTTGGCAAGATTTACTATGAAACGATTACGTTTGGAGTTGCTGACTAAAAAGTCCATCTCTTCTTGGTATAAATTATTCTTGCGCTTCTTTCTGGTGTCCTCATCATATTTCAGCAGTAGACATTTAATATTTAGTTCAGCGACTCTTCCTGACTTCATCAGTTCTTTTGTAGTTGTTACTTTAAACACTGGTCCAAACATACCTTCAAGCACTAGGCGATGTACTTGTTTACCATCAAGTGTTCCTGTGGTACCGATGCGATATGGGATATTTGTCATCTTTTCCATAACAGTTCCCAATGATTTTGCTTTAAATTGATGCGCTTCGTCACCGAATACTACATTGAATTGTTCAAACCAAGCACGTGGTTGTTTATAAATTGATTGCCATGTTGTAATCAATACATCAGAAGTAATGTCTTTAGTGAAACCACTGTATAATTTCTGACAGTATCTATCAACTGGCCACTGGTTAACATATGAGTAGTCTTCAAAATCTTTATACATTTGTTCAACAAGTGATGTTGTTGGTACGATAAGAATACATTTCTTACCAGTACCTACGTAATGTCTCATCAGCGTATAGATTATTAGGGATTTACCTGATGCGGTAGGAGAGAGCAACATAGCACGATGTTCATTCATGCATTTTTGTATTGCGTCTAATTGATAGTCACGAATCTCGATTGATTCGCCACGTGCTGTTAGTTCTAAACTATCAGCAAACTCTTCAACATTTTCATATGTAAAATTACCTACTGGTAGTTTTTTGTATGTATCATTTTTAGCATCAAGGAATTGATAACCATTGCGATTAGCAAATTCTCTAACATAACTATACAATCCTGCGTATAATGTTTTACGATGGATATCATATAATCTTATCTTCCCATCCCATAAACGTGCTTTATATGCTGGCATAAACTTAGCACCTGGAACTTCGAATGTAAAAAAGTTTGCCAGTTCTTGTTCTATTCCTGCATCTGAAAACACACGGATATATACATCATCAACTTGTTCTACGTATATCTTCATTACATTCCAACTAAAAATTCTTTCCATTGAATACCATTTCTAATTTGCCAATCACGTTGTTTGATTGCATTTAGAACTGACTCAAGAAACATAACAACAGTATTCGTGTATTCAACTTTCTGTTGCATTTGAACAAGGTCGGTGTCGCCTTCTAAAAATTCTTCCATCTCATTCTTTAATGGTTTTAGTCCTTGCCACTGTAACCATCCAAGATCTTCTAACTCTTGACGTGATAGTTCACCACGATAGTAGCGAAACTTATTCTTGCGAAGAATATTATAGTCGCCTTTGAGTTTACTCAATTTTAGTTTATAACTTACAAGATACTGAATATACTCTGCGTGAAGATTTGGTGTATATGTTGATGCTTCACCAAGATGATCATCATCAATCGAACAGTCGTCTTCCCATTTCTTCATCAATTGCTCAAGATTCATAACAACTCCAATTTTAATTATGCAAATTCGTAATACGTATACTTAAATGTAGCATTTCCAATCAAATATGTAACATCAGTATCAACACCTGTGAATGTCAATGTGTCTAGCGATGTCGGAAATACGTTCCTGAAGTTTAATAGTATATTCTCACTGTTATTATTTGTCAAAATAAAAAGCGAAGCATCTGAATAGTTCTTCGATAAATCATTTCGATCTGTTATGCCACTGACTGTGTCTTGTGTAACACCTGTTGGGAATGCTGATGTTGGAAAAGATTGATCAATCTGTTGAAAGTTTACATATTGTTGATAATTTTGTGGAAATCCAAGACCATACATCCATCCTTGAATTGCTTTAAAATTTTCCATGTTTTTATCAATCAAAAACTGTACTTGTAAATCAGAAAAGGTAAGGGTGTCGCCAGGAAGTGGAATTGCTGAGAATGGTGTTCCGAACGATGGTTCACCAAGCACGATGCCTGGAAGATTTACTGTTTGGCAGTAAAATTGTAATTTTGGTAGTTTTTGAATACCGAATCGAAAACCAGTGGGCGACAGTGGATTGATGTTGTCTGGTATTTTGGTTTTCCATTCTGCTGCTACTTGGATAGTCATTTATGTATCTCCTGAGATAATCCACTATTTATATGTGAAAAAAAAGGGCACCGAAGTGCCCTTTTAAGTACTGATCTTACGTCAGCTTCATCAATTATAGTACGTTCTGTACACGTACACGGCGATAGTATACGTTGTTGTTAGAACCAATTGAAGATGCTAATGTAGTACCTGTTGCGAATGGGTTAGCAGCCATACCGTAACGTGTCTTGAAACCAATTTTAGGTTGGAAGGTGTTAGGGTCAACAGCACGAACCATTTGTAGAGGTACGTATGGGCAGTAGAATACACCAGCGTCAAACGCTGAAGCACCTTTGTAACCAACTACATAGAATTGGTCGTTTGCGCCACCATTAGATGCATATGGATCGATATAAACTTTATAACGACCATTCAATACGCCAGCGAAAGTATTACCTGT